TTTTTCAAACACAGTGTTTTCGACTGACAGCATTCAATCTCCGTTAACCAGTGAGCCCGATTCTTTTGATGGCTTACCTCACAGTGGTGGTCGATCAACGTGTACGAGTGTCCTTCTCAGGGGACCTTTTACTCAGCGGTATTTTCAAACTGGCCCGCCAACCTTATGTGCTGTTATGTTTTGCCTATAGTTTTTCTAGTGCTTCTTTAAGAATTTTTGAACCGCCTACTCTTACATTAATAATTCCGTTATAATACTCATCTGTCTCTAATACACGGCGTTCAAATTGTTCTCTTGCTTCTAGGTAACTCATTAAGCCTCTGCTATTGCAAAAGTAAAGAATTTCTCTGGTGAATTTTTCTGGGCCTAGTGCCTCAACGTCTGCCTGTAAGTGTTCTGAAGATCCCCAATAGTCTCTCCAATCACTTTCAACTTTGCTTCTTCTTTTGTTTTTCTTGCCTTTGAGTGGTGGGCGTGTTTTTTTGAATTTTGCTAGTTTTTTGCCTACGTACTTGCGATTGTTGGTAGTGTTTGTTATCAGGTAAACAAATCCTTCGCAATCTTGCGGAAGTTCTTGTACTATTTTGCCCTGATAAGTCCACTCCATGCAGATACTTACCGTGCCTTAATCGTCGGTGTCTTGAATCTGGTTTTGAGCCTTGTTTTGCTTTTTTTCTGCTTTTAATGCCTTGCGTTTTGCCTGTATTTCGTTACGTCTAGTCGTGGCTAACCTTCTAATATCACTAAGGATAACCCGTGCTTTGCGTCCGGTTTCGTCGAAACCTTTTGCTTCAAAGCGTTCCTGTGCGTTATAATAATCCATCATTGCTTGAACAAGCAACTCATGGGTAGACTTAGGCATTCACAATCTCCGTATCATTGCTGTACGAAGTGAACCCGTTATCCTTAATTACCTTCAAGATGTTATTCACACGTGAAGATAGTTCATCTTTATGCGAAATGAGATATATGTTTTTACCACGCTCTCTAGCCATCTTTTTAAGAATACTAATTGAACTTTCTACACCAGCGGCATCTAGTCCGTTATCAATAAGTTCGTCAATAAACAGCAAATTAATACTTTGATATAGACTTTCCCAAACATCGCGGAATGCCCAACTCATTGATAAAATGAGTCTATTTCGTTCTCCTCTACTGAGGTTATCAAAGTCTAAGTCACGTCCTAGTTCTGTAATTTCTACCGTTAAATCGTTCTGAAACACAACTTGATGCGGTAATCCTGTGCGTTCTAAATAGTATTGTAAACGTTTGTTAAGGAATGCCAAGTTCTGATCAATAATACGTTTACGAATAAATGAATCTTTGCTTGTTAACAGTTTGTACAAGAAATCCATATGTTCTTTCATTTCAGAAAGTGCATTCATTTGATCCCAACTAATGTCTTGCAGTGCTTGATCTCGCAGTTCTTCCATTTGTTCTGTATATGGATTTGTTTCTGTTTCTTTTTCTACTTTTCTTTCTTCAAGACTTGCTAGGTTATTTTTATGATTGTATGCTTCTTCTGAACTATCATAAAAGGTTTTAGGACAACCATTGATATCACCAATAGCATCTAATTTTTCAGTTACGTCTTTAAGTTGAAGTGTAATACCATCTATGTATGTTTGACTTTCATTTACATCATTTTGTTTTTCTGCAAGAATAGTTGTGTGTGCTTGGTCATGCAATTCTTGTCCACATGTAAAACATTTTTTGCTTGCAATATCTGTTAATTCTTTTTCGTACTTAGAGTGTGTGCGTTCAGCACGTAGCAAACTACTTTCTAAACTGGCCTTTTCCTTGTTTAGATTTGTTTGTTCTGTGTCTTGCTTTTGCCACTCTTTTTTATCTTTGTGTGCTTGAATTTCAGAATCAATATCTACAGTAGCCAAACTTGCGATTGCTTTTGCAAGTTTTGCAATTTCTTCCGCTTTGTTTGCGTCCCATGCTTTTGATTTAATTTCTAAGTTGTCAATTGATTCTTGTACTTTTTTATTAGCAGTTTCAATACCTTTGATTGTTGCTTCTTCTTCACTCATAGCATCACGTATACGTTTTTGTTCATCTTTTAGACGTTCTGCTTTTTCAGATAAGATGGTGATGCCCAACAACTGCTCAATAATCTCTCTTTGATCATTGGCTTTGAGGGAAAGGAAAGGCTCTGTATATGTGTTGAGCGCCACCAAATGCTTGAACATAGAATGACTCATGTTAATCAAGCGATTGATGTCTTCTTGTGTTTTACGACTATCACCTTGTGATTCGTCAACATCATCCGCTGTTACATCTACGTCTTCTCTATAAAATTTTAGAATGTTGGGTTTGCGACCACGTTCAATTCTGTAATTTTGTCCGTTTGTTTCAAACTCAACAGTAACCAACATGCCTTTGCCGTTGGTTTTGTTAATTAGATTTTCTCTGCGAATCTTGGTAAGTGCTTCGCCATATAATGCATAACTTAATGCATTAATAATTGTTGTTTTTCCTGTACCATTACGTGATCCTGCATCATCTCCGCCAAGATCTAGGTTTTCACCTAGCACAAGCGTAAGTAAATTTTTATCAAAGTCAACCCCTTGTGTTTGGTTACCCACACTCATGAAGTTTTTTACTGTTAGTGTCTTAATTCTAAACATTACAATCCTCTATAGATATCCAACAACAAATTTGGTTTATATGTTGTGGTATCTATTTTTGTTATTTGATCTGTTACAATTTGGTCCACTGATTCAAAATCAATTTCGCCTGCTTCTAGTTTATTCATTTCGTCATCTGCACTTGTATCAGGCAAAAGTGCTATTTCTCTAACATCATATTGATTTGAAAAGTTTTCTTTAATAAAGTTTGCTTCTTCGTAACTTATATCAATGTCTAGTGTAACCCTTAGATATAAATTAGTTGGTGAAAGTATTTCATCTGTTGCATCAAGCAATCTGCTTAACGGAATAGTTCTGTACTTTGGACAATCTGGCCAATTGATGAACTCGGGCTCACCTCCCCATTCTAATACCATCATACCTCGCTCGTCATCCCATGCATCGGCGTAATTGTGTGGAAAGGCATTACCGATGTAGTAAATATTTTTGCGTTGTTGACGTTTGTGGAAGTGGCCCGTGAACACCATTTCTTGGTTAGCAAAGTCGTCTGCTTTGATTTCTCCTGTATCAGGCATTTCAACCATAGCATTCATTTTGAAGTTAGGAAGTTCAAAGTGTCCAAACATATATTTGCACTTCATCTTTGCAACTTCTTTCCATTCTTCTTGCACCAACCATGGAACCAATGCAACATCGTCTATTACCATTGGCTCATTTACAACTGTAACACCTGGTACATGTTTACCAAATACTACACTGTGAATCTCTCGTTTATCTTTGTAATACAAATCGTGGTTACCTGGAAAGAAGTAAAACTTATCAAAAGCCTTACCTAGTTTTTCCAGTGAACGCAGACTAGCATCCATTGTGGTTAAGTTTAACGCACTTCTATTGTGATGCCAATCGCCCGTGAATATACCTACATCACAGCCGTTTGCTTTTGCTTGTTCAATATACCAATCAATGAATCTTTCACAATCATCGTTGTGTATTTTACTGTTAGATTTAAGTCCGAAGTGTATATCCGTAAATACCGCGGCCTTTTTAAATAATTGTGCCATGCCTTTCCTCTAATAACTCTGTTATTATACGTGAAACAATATTAGTTTGTCAACCTAATAGTCCGCTTTTGGACGTCTAATACTCTTATAAAATTCTGCCAATTTTTCTTTATCCTCTTTAAACACATGTTCATTCTGTCTAGTGAACGAAGGATTAAGATTGTTTTCTTGTAGAATATCATCACGTATATTTTGATTTTTCTTTTCTATGTTCAATACTCTTGTGAAACTGTTTGTAACAGCGGCAGTATAATAAGCAAATGGATTTTCACTTTTACTTTCATCAAATTGCAAACCGATCTGCGACAGTTGTAGCACAGCCTGTGCTCGCATTTCGTCGTTGTATGTGTAACCACGCCAGTTTGAACGTGTGCCATAACGATCAGCAAGTTTTAGAAACATGCGTCCTAGTTCTTCTGAAATACGACCATGATCTTTACTAAAGTGTCCATTGTGTACTCCACCTTTCCAGTGACTTTTTCCTACACAAACTAGATTGTCCTTGTCATCATATTTCCAATGTTGGAACGGTGGAAAGTTTACCTTGGTATGCTTGTCTGCTACTGTTTTTGTTTTGCGTTTACGACCAGGTTCTTCGGGAATATGATCAAATGTCATGATTCTAAAAATTAGGTCAGTTTTTTCAATTTTACGCCAATCTGGTGTAACTTCTGCTAATTTTGTCTTTTTGTCACCTGACCCACGTGCGGCCTCATATGCTTGCTTGCCAATGCGATCTGCACGATTACGCTTGGCTTCTGCTACTGTTAGTCTATTAACCTTGTCTAAACTCGGTAATATAATGTCGTACTGTGCATATTCATCGTCTACGTACGAACTAAAACTGTTCTTGCTTTTATGGATCTGTTTAAGCAGATCTCTGTTGTTTAAATATTTTACTTTTCTCATGAGAGTCTCCGTATATAAGTACTATTATAAACTACGCAGTTAATAAATGCAATAAATATTTGTATAATTTTAAAGAAAAAGGAACCAAAACGAATGGCTGGTGAAAACGAAAATAATGTGTTTAAAAGAGGGATGGACAGGATCCAAGAGGCTTGGAATCCCGGCGAATTTACACAAAACACAAAAGAAGCATTTACTGACCTTGGTAATAACTTTGTTGAAAATTTAGGCGATGCTATTGGTATTGGTCCACAGATTAGAAGATTAAAAGGTTTATTATCACCTGGCGCAGAAGCCTCTTTTAAAATGCAATCTGAAAGCAGTGGATATTCTCCTAGTAAAGATTTACGTGTCAAAATAAAAATACCAACCACTTATCTAAAAGGACCTGCTGAAGCACTTAAAGTTGATGGTGGCGTAGTTTTTCCTTTCACACCACAAATTGTGGTACAGAGCAGAGCAGTTTACAATGCTGTAACTCCTACTCATAATAATTATGCCTTCTACAACTACACCAATTCACAACTGGATCCCATTTCGATTGTGGGAACTTTTTCAGCACAAAATGAAAATGACGCCAAATATGTTCTAGGTGCTATGCATGCCTTGAGAGCAATAACTAAAATGAATTTTGGTAACAGTAGAGATGCAGGTGCACCGCCTCCTGTTTGTAGACTGGACGGGTACGGAGACTTTCAATTTAATAACCTTCCGGTCGTTATTGGCAGTTTCTTTTACACACTTAACGAAGACGTTGATTATATTTTGGCAGGCACAGAAAACAAAACACGAGTACCAACTAGATCAGAATTTACAATTGAATGCTATCCAGCATTTTCACGTCGCGATATGGCTACATTTGATATTGATAAATTCATTAGTGGTGACTTAACAAAATCTAAAGGAATGATCTAATGGCAAAGTACGATGTTGAAAGTTTATATGGAACCACACCACAAAACAATGGTGTACTAGACATTCTAAGACACAGACCTATTCCTAAAGGTGCGGATCACCTAGACTATGTGATTCAAGCACAATATAATTACAGACCGGATCTTTTAGCAAATGACTTGTATAATGATCCAAACCTTTGGTGGGTATTCAAAGAAAGAAATCCTAGTGTGTTAGACGATCCGATTTTTGATTTTGTTGCAGGAGTAGAAATTAAAGTTCCTCCTCTATCAGTGATTAAAAATGTATTAGGATCGTTGTAACATGATATCAAGAACACAAGTAACACGTGGATCAGATGTTGCTGTAGATAATTTTACTCCGTCTAACGAACTAGAAAAGTTTTACTCAACAGTAGGTGGCCGAACAAATATTTTACACGATTATAATTTGTACAATTATAACTGGACTATAGTAAGTTTATCAAAAGATCAAATTGAAAATCCAGATTCATATAAAGGTAAAGTTTTTCAAAGCAATCAAGAAGGTGCCGATTTCTACATAGTTGCTAGAAGCGGTGGCTACAAAAGAAACAATTCCATTGCAGATGAACCTCCATCACAGATTATAAAAATTATTAAATCTCCATCAGATGATAGAGATAAAGATTTGTATATAGAAAATGTAAGATTTGAAACCAGGGTTGGTATTAATAACGTTGGTTCGAGTAATCTTACAAAAGGTACTTTTAATGTAATTGAACCATATTCAAGCACAGAATTTTACAGACAACTTTTTAATGCGGCTAGATTTGCAGGACATGTTAACTACATTGGTGCACCGTTTCTGTTAGTATTAAGTTTTTATGGAAGAAAGATCGGTCAAAATGAAGGTGAACCAGAAATAGTTCCAAAGGCTACTAGATACATTCCTGTTCTAATTACAAAAAGTGATATGAATGTTAATGAAGGTGGTGCAAACTATAATGTAGAATTCATTGGAGCCAACCAACAAGCATCCAGTCCAATTTACGGTACAACTAAGTCAGATATTGATGGTCCTACTCCTACTTCCACCGGAAATTCAGGACAAGAAGAATTCCAAAAGGTTGCGGTTGTTTTAAATGACTTCTTCAAAAAACACAATGAATCTAGTAAAGAGTTTTATAGAAAATTATGGGAACGAGCAAATGGAGGAAATTCTAACACCGTTGCAACAGCAGTTGCAGACAGATTATCCAGCAATAGAGCAAACGCTAACAGGGCGGCGGCAACTCAAGGAGTACCTGTTTTAACACCAGGAGCGGTTACAAATGCACACAAATATTGTATTTGGTTTTCAGACGAATATGATAGGGTTGGTGGTGAATCAGCAACAGCAGACGACGGATTTTCGTCAGCATCAACAGGAACTCCATTTCCTTCTAACCTTTCTAATTTAACATATTCTGATTGGACTGGCAAAGCAGATCAGGTATTAAGATCAGGGCAGTTAACAGTACCATTCACAAATACAATAGCAACTTCCCCTATGATTAATGGTAACTTGCCAAGAACAGGTGGAAGAAGTGTTACAGATGTAACACAGGCGGTAGAAAGATTAGACGCTGATATTACCAACGAACGACAAAAATTAAGTCAGGCTAGGGGACAAATACAAACACTTCGTGGACAACTTCAGGGAGAGTTACAGGCTATTGGTGCAAAACTAGAAGCACTTGCACCTGAGGCAACACCCGATGATATGAATCAGGATTTATTAGCGTCAACCGGTGAACGGGTTGATAGCAATGCATTGGTTACTTCTTTTGAAAGTTTTACAGCCGCGGCCACAGATATCAAAAATAGAATTGGACCTAATGTACCTAGACAGGAGATAGTGGCATTAGAACTATTAATTAAGCAAGCAAATGACAAAATAGGGGAACTTGCAAATGCTTCAAGTGCTGAGATTAGAGCCCAATCTCAATTACAATCACTTGAAGAAAATCGAAGAAATGAATTAAACAAACCTCAGAACTTTTATAGCGGCCAAATTAACTGGGCATGGCGCCAGGGGATTAACGTTCAAAAGGTAATTGAAACTGTAATATTAGAAAGTGATTATAGTGCTAGTTTAGCCAGACCTGAAACATATGAAAGAATAAGAAGCAGTGAGTATGTAAAATGGTTTAGGGTTGAAATTTTTGCTAAACCTATCGGCTTTGATCCTTTCACTATGGATTTTCAATATGAGTTTCATTATATTTTGCA